CTGCCATCGGCAATGTGGAATAGTTCAACTTGGGCACTCCATACAGAGCCTTGGTGCCATCTTTCATCGTCTCGATTCGCATCATTGCCTCAGTATCGCTCACGATCTCCCCGCTGACCAACTCAACTCCCTCATCGAAACTGCCCAGACACCCAATGTCAATGAACTGTTTCGAGTTGACCTCGTACCATCCAATTGCCCCACTGCCACAATAGCCCGTCTCATCCGTCTCTGGTCGAATCCCATCCGAGCCTGCTGTGGTCGTTTCAATGATCACCCAATCCACCGGGTGAAGTTCTATATTCCCAGCTTGGTTCCATCTTGTACGAATCGAATTGTCAACCGTGACTTCGATAGAGCCGAGAGTGTTGCTCTTGAAAATGCGAAAACCGGAGTAGTCGAGGTCCTGAGACATGACCTCAATGTTGATCTCTGGACTGGTTGCCGCTGCCGCAGGTGGCCCGACACGCCATCGTCCTACTGGAGCACTCCCTGACAATGCAACATAGAAACTTCCTCGGATATTGCTTGATTCAAGAAACCTGATTTGCCCGGGTGTCGCCGCCACATTGAAATCAATCGCAGTCGAATTCAGCGTGATGTTACCACCACCACAAACAGCCGTACCATCGCTGGCCTGCAGATAGAATTGTTTTGTTCCGGCCGAATTATACCCCGCCATCTCATCTGCCGTGATCTCAATCCGGTTCCCCGTGCTCGAACTCGCAATCCTGAACCGACCGTCCAGAATATAAATCCCCGGCGTCTGCATCGAGCCTGTGTCTACTAGTGGCTGTTGCAACTCGAACAACTGCGACACCTCATTCGCAGCCAATACCCTGCCGAACACAGCAAACTCACAGAATGCTGCCCCCGTTATGTACGTCCCATCGTAATATGTACCAAGGTTCCATTGTGTGAGAGTAGATGCAGCCAGTGCTACCGAAGTGTCTGTATCCTCAAGCACGCCATTCACGTAGAGTTTGTACGAATCCGTGGTATAGTCCAGGGTGACCACAATATCCAACCAGTCGCCCTTGACGAACGTCAACGCAGACGATAGAAGCGTGACACTGGTCGCAGCATTCTTTATGTAGACACCAATAGCATCGTCATCAGAAGAGAAGTAGACCTCTATTCTCTCAGCCCCGACATCATTCGCTGCATCCATGAAACTACTGAACAAAACTGGCCAGGTATCAGTTGTTCCGTATGCTGGCTGCGCCACCACCCTGAGTGATACCAAATTCCGTCCACTGATCAACCCCACCAATGCATCCAGATTGCATTCCGTCACCGTTCTGGTGCTCGTACTGGCGTGTGCTGTGCCCGTCCAGGCATATCCATATCCTGCCCCACCCCAACAAAGTGAAGTGGTATAGGCTTTCGTCTCTAGCTGCCCACCATCAAAGTAGGCAATGTCCCCATTCACTGACAAGGCCACCCAGCATTGGCTGGTCAGCCCAGTTCGATCGGCTTGGATAATAGTACGTGTGACCTGAATCCGTTGCCAGACACTCGTTATCGTGACATACGCGGTTGTGCTTTGAGTGGCCGATGCCCCACCGGTCTCGGCGATAGAGATGTAGCAGAATTTGCCAATCGTGTTTCCAGTGCCTCTGATATATACCGAGGACGTATAAACTGTCCCCTGCGGCGGATTGGTCACACCGTGGGGCATAGTCAAACCAGCATTGGCAGGTCCTACAACGTTGCAGGTCACTTTCGTTGACTTCGTGTCGAAGAGAAAGAACGTTGTGTCGGTTGCTGACGTGGCATTGAACGCTGTCCAGGCCGTGTTCATGACAGGATTGGTGCACAGGTTCGTAGTTGCTTCCTCGATGATCAGCCCTCGCGTCCCCAGCCACATCCCCTGCGTCTGGTGGAACGCCCCGCTCAGCGCCGCCACCTGTCCCCGCAGCGACTTCCACGTCGTCGTCGTGATCTCACAATGCGGTCCCAGCAACAACAGCCCATCCGCCGTATTGAAAAAACTCTCCCCAATCTGCAATTGATTCGCCTGAATCCGCTGGAACTGCCCCGCCGCGTTCCACGTCAGCGGCGGTGTCACCCCCCCGCTGGCCCCGATGTGCCCGCTGCCATCCACGTCCACCTGAAACGTCTCAGCCGCCGAAGCATTGAAACAGCGAATCCCATCCGTCGAATCCATCAGCACCCGCGCCCCGCTGGCTGCCGTCTGGATCGTCGCCCCGGTCACCGTCCCGGCCGTGATCGTCCCCAAGTCTGCCGTAATCGCCGACAACTGTGCAACGGTAATTTTCTCAGCGGTCACCGCGCCAGCGGCCAATTTCGCCGTGGTTATGGATAGTGCCGCCAAATGGGCCGATGCGATCTGCGACAGCGCCGCGTCGGCTCCGTCTGACCAATCCCCCTCATTGTCCGAGGTGTCCACTGCCCGCACCTGGTACCAGAACATATCCTGCGCCGCGATCTCCTCATCCGTAAAATCCTGATCAATGTAGAAATTCAGCCGCGCCAGCGCAATCGTCGCGTACTCACCCGGCGCCCCTTCATCGTCCGCCGCGCGCTGGATCTCGTAGTGTTTCAGATCCCCCTCGGAGTTTGCCGTCCACTGGATCCCAATCAGCGTCCGCGAACCTGCCGCCACTAGCCCCGCCACCTGCGCCGGCGCAGTCGTATCCTTCGCCGTCGCCGTACTCCGCGTCGTACTCCAGGCCGAATCGTTTCCCGACCAGTCTACCGCCCGCACCCGCGCGTAATACGTCGTATTCCCCAGCAACCCCACGAACCGCTCGATCCGGCTGCCCCCGGCCGGGTGGATCCGGCTGCACGTGTACCCGCTGAAATCACTGGAGGTAGATACCTGCACCAGGTAGTGATCCAGGTCCGCATCCGCCACCTCACTCCACGTCACCTGCAAATAGACGACCTGGTGGCCATCCGCGTCTATGTCCACGTCCGTCGTCAGATTCGCGCTCTCGAGCACTGGCGCCGCCGGTGCATCCGTGTCGAACACCGTATCGCCGATCGTCGTGATCAGCGTCTCGATCGTCGCGATCGTCAGCGCACCAGCTCGGGCCGTCTTCGCGGGCTCGATCTGCTCATCGTTCAGCGACAAATGATACCGCCGCCGTTCCCCATCCCGCCCGATGAACTCCGTCCGGATCCGCCGGATGTAGAACGTCGCATTGATCCCCCACGTCGCATTCACCAGCGCCACACTCATCCCCGCCCGCAATCCGTCCTTCTCCGTCCACAATTCGTAGGATGAGCGCGGCAGATCGTACCGGTCCAGGATCGCATTCCCGCGGTCCGTGATCCCCTGCGCCGTCGTGATCCGCTCGTCCCGGCTCACCGCGTGCCGCTCCCCGTACGTCACAATGCTATCATTGTCACTGATCCAGTTCGATACCTCTTTGCCCAGCACGAACACCTTGTTCGCCAACCGCCCTGCGGACCTACTGCGCTTAAACCCGCCAAATCCAAACGACGTCGTCCCATTGGGCGAGGTGCTCAAACTAAAACCTGCCGCGTTCACCTCCGTTGCAAAATAGTGCAAATTCTTATCGTAATCTACATAATAGCGCGCCCCGGTTCTGCGGCACAGATCGTCCAGGCACTCCCGCAGCGTCATCCCCGCGAACTCCACCGCCTCCATTGAGCCATCCACCGTGGCCACGTACGTCGTCGAATCAATATCACTGCGGTACTGCGGAAATAGGCCATCCACCGCATCACCCAGGATGAACGCATCCGACACAGTCGCCTCGTAGGATTCAGACTCCACCACCGTCTCGTCCAGCAAAATGTTATTGTCCTGGCACACCACCCCCCACGTCTTGGTGATCCCCTCCTGCCCATCCGCGATCTCGACCACCTCCCCCGCAAAAATCGTCGTCCCGTCGTCGTCAATGTCAACCGTATCCTTCTCATCAATCGTGACCGTACCAGAGTGATCCCGCACCGTGAACCGGCACGTCGCCACCAGCCCACCGGTGGCCACCTCCTCGATCGAGAGCGACCGCACGTCCACGTACGCTGTAATATCGCTGCCGCCAACCGTGATCGTCAACCCTGCCATCTTAAACCTCGAAACTCCTCACACCCCGGTGCACCAGGATCTGCTCTTGCCGTCTGGCGATCTCCTCGATGTCATCGTCACTCCGCACCGACCCCGGCCCGAACTGATTCGTGATGTAGTACGTCACCCCGCCCATCCCGGCCCCGCCCGCCATCGGCGCTGCCATCTCCCCGCCCGCCATTGCCGGCGCAAACGCCATCTGCGGCATCGCCGGCAGCCCCTGGATCGCATCCGCCACCCCCCGCAGCCCGAGCTCGAACGGCGTCGGTGATCCCGGCGTCAGCCAGTCAGGCAGATCCAGGTTCCGAATCGAATCCCATTGCCGTTTGAGCCAATCTATCGCATTTGAAACCGCATCAATCGCACCCGTCACCCCCCGCACCACCCCGCTGAACAGCTCGAGCGCAAACTTGACCATCTCGATGGCACCCTTGATCTGTGCCCAGATCACCGACCCCGCCAGATTCCCAAAAATCTCCCCAAACTCCGACGACTCCCCACTTCCCAGCCCCAGCGCCTCCGCCAGGTCGGCCAGCGCCGGTTTCAGATCCCGGTTCCAAACACCCGTGATCTCTGCCCATCCTCGCTGCAGATTGGCCCACGCGCTTTGGAGCCAGGGCAGGATCGTCGTCGAGAAATCGTTGAATTCCTGGCGCAGCCATTCCCACACTGGCTGCGCATCCCGCATCAACTGCTGAGTTGCATTCCACAGATCTGGCCACAGCTCATCCCACTTCGCCTTGAGCCACTCGACCGCCTTGGGGACCTTATCGCCCAGCCACTCCCCGGCGATCCCCGCCCACTCCACCAGCTTCGGCCCCACCCCCCCTACGATCTCATTCAGTGGCTTCAGCAACTCCGTCAGTGCCGGCACGAACGCCAGCCCGATCCCGTCCTTGGCATCCTGGATGCTGGTGTGGAATGCGGCAATTCCCTGGCTGGCCGTCCCGACCACCTCTGGCAGCGCCGCAGTGTTCACCTCCAACTGCTTCAGCACCTCGGCCATCAGCGCCTCTTGCTGCTGCGCCTTCGTCATCTCCTTCGTGGAGATCCCGAGGCTGTCAGCGTAGGCCTGATTAGCCGCCGTCGCATCCACCTGTATATTTAAGTTGTCAAGGATCATCGGCGACAGACGGCCCACGCCTGTCACCAACGAATCGAGCATGAAACCCATGTCCTGGCCGGTGGCCGCCGCCACCTTGCCCAGGTATCCCATCGCATCTGGGAGTTGCGCCGCGAATGTCCCACTGACCATCTGAGCGGCCTTGTTATAGGTCGTCATCAGGTCGCCGCCCGTGATCATCCCCGCGCTGGCATCCTGCAGCGCCTGCAGCATCACATCGCTCGAGCTGCCCACGTCGTCGGTCAGGCTCGCGAACGTCGCCGTCACACCTTGCAACGGCGCAGCATCCACCGCTAGATTGAGGATCGCTGCCCCCGCCCCCACCGCCGCCGTGCTCAACCCCACGATAGCCGCGGCGGCCAGCGCCAACCCGCCGGTCGCAATGCCCGCCGCAACCCCACCGAGCGACTCCAGCGCGCCCCCGGCCCCTTTGACGACCTCGGATGCCTCGTCCCTGGCTCTCAGGATGATGTCTAGTGCTGCCTGGCTGACGTTCATCTATTCGCTTCCATTAACCGTTGCTTCTCTCGTATAATCAGCCCCCGCTTGTTGAGATACAACCGTAGATTGTCTACCACCTCGGGAGGAGTGGCCATCAGTTCTTGCCAGGTCCACCCGGTCTCCAGCAATATCACGACGTCGGACAACTCAGCCGGTAATCGGCTCCCCATCCGCAGCGCCGTCTCCACCTCTGCCTCGAAAGTTGGCCTGCTCGTCTGCCGTCCTCCGTTTCCGTGAGGGGTTGAACGCATTGATCTCCCGCAGAATGAACTCCGCATCCTCATCCTGCAGCCGTTCGATTGCTGATCGTCGCAGCGGTACCGCCTTGCCCGCCGATGACTTGAGCGTCCAGGCCTCGATCCCTATCTCCAGAATCGCCAGGTTCATCTCCCCGATCGCGATGTCCGCGCTGAATTCTTGCTGGCCACCATCGCCCTGCTGGACGAATCCCACCTTGTACGCCACGCTGGCCAGCCGCTGCCGGTCACCGTACGCGAATCGCTTGATCGTGACCGTCTCCTCCTCGTCCCACCACTCCGCGTGGATGACCTTCACCTCATGATCTACGAACCGCCCCATCTCTATCCTCCTTCGAGCGCCAGGAGCCATTCCTAGCGGCTCAATGCCCAACTTTCACCAGAATAAACGCAAAAGCGGCGCAAAACGCCTCTACGGGCATTCCGCGCCGCTTGACCCACTTGCCCATCAGCCCGTCAACAACCAGGCCACCTCCCGCAGCGCCCACAGATCCTCGCGCTGCACCCTCTCCACCAGATCGTGCAACTCTGCCCGCGCGTTGGACTCCCACACCACATAGTCGGGATCCTTGCCGATGTCCCCCTCTGGGCACAACCCCAACGCCCGCAGCATAGCGCGTAACCGTTGCACTAGCCCTCGATCTCGTTTCTCCCCCATACCCATTCCTCCTTGACAGGTGATTAGCAACAACATCCATTGTATCACCCCCCCCCCGCCTGTGCAAATCGGATGTGCTACGTTGGCAAGGCAGACAGGTTCGTGAACAATGCCGCCTCGAACATCTTGGCCCACGTCGAATCGTACACCGCATCCGCCGTCACCTGGACCGTGGCCAGTCCCTCATCGTCTCCAAATGTCGGCCACGTCCGATAGCGCACCGCCTGATCCAGGTACAGATATGGCACGTTGCTCTGGCCGCTGTCCAACTCCGTGCCACCGTAGAGCGCGATCCGCAGAAACGACGTCGTGCGATTCTCGTACTTCGTTCGCTCGGCGTCACTATCCGTCCCACGCACGTACGTCAGCGACAGTTCGGGCGACTTCCGATCCTCACTCACACTGGCAAAGTAGAGGTTGCCATCCGCTGTGTACACAGGCGCGAACTTGGTATCCAGCGTCCACGTGAATGCCTTCAGCAAGCCCGTCTTCTGGGTGTTGCCAATCGTGGCCCCGGAGGTGTTGATGCAAAACTTGGCCAAATTGAACGGCGCCCGCTGCACCGTCTGGGCCACCAGTGAGCTGGTAAACGTCGTATCGCTCCGCTGCCTGCCCACCATCTCTACCGTGAACTTGCACGTCTCGTTCGGCGCACCGCTAATCTGCAACTTGGTCGCAAAGCAGTATTCCGCCTCGTACGCCTGCAGATTGTCTCCATACTCGAACGTGAACGTGTCAATCCCGTTCGCCTGATCTGGTGTGTTGGGAGTAGTGAGCGCCGGTGTATGCGTCCACAAGTACGCGTTGGGCTCATTCGATGCATCCGGCTGTGTCGGCGTGATATTGCCCCGGATCGCCATCGGGAGGATCCACGCCAAATGCCGGAAGTTCACGTCCCCTGTCCACACCAGCTTGGCTTGCTTCCCCACAAACAAATCATCTGCCATGTGCCGCGCCAGCGAGTTGCGGTCCTCCTCTGGCTGGTGCAATACCTCCCCGCTCTCGAACGTGGACAGAACGCCATACAGAATCTCTGCCGCTGCCACCGCAGTGCCTGGCGTACTCTCAGGCCCCACCTGGATGCGCCGGAATGCCTTGTATCCCGTAGTCATAATTCAACTCCTTCGTGCTGGTAGCATCTCTCGCCCCAGCAGGCAACCCGCCGTTTGCAGCGCCCGCCGTCGCCCGTCGGCGCGCCACAAAACGGCGAAACTTCGGCCGCCGAAATCGGCTCATAAATCCCCGCTGCCTCGATCACGGCCCTCGTCACCCCTTCCCGCTCCCGCACCTCCAGCAAATCAGCCGCCGTCAGATCCCGCGCCGGCGCCCCCATCAAGTATCCCGGCCCCACGTACCTATATACCGTGTGCGCGGCGATAGCCTCGCTCGGCAGGCGTTTGCCAGCCATAGTATTGTCGCTTTGCAATTTGTCGCTCCTCGTTCCGCAGGTGGGCCAGGTGCACGAACCGGCATTGCTCCGGCTCCACGAACGTGGCCCCTTCCAGATGGATCAACAACCGCTCATCGCTCCACACCGCATTGTGGCTGCCCTCGTAGCGCATCTGCCCACGATGCTGGAACAGCCGCGGCCCCCAGCCCACCCGCCCGTCCCGGCTATTGATCTGCAGCGCGTAGTGCTGGCCATCCTCGGGCACCGGCAGCACACCGATCAGCCGCTCGTCGGCGTCAATCCATAGGTACCAGTCCCCCTCACTACCCACCAGGTAGGTAGACCGCTTCACCACCTGATCGGCCCACGCCATCGGGTAGCCATCCTCATCTTCAGGACAATCTACCCATTGCGCGCCGTAGGCCAGCGCGATAGCCCGCGTCGCATCGGTCGAGCACGGCTCAGAGTGGGGAAACTGCGCGTACGCCCCATCCACCACCACGACCCGGCTCACCTGTCCCTGCACGCTCTCCAGGCACCCGGCCAGCATCTGCTCCTCGTTGAACGCATTCACGCACGCGATCACCTCGGGCAGCCACGGCCCGCGTCGTACCAATTCCCCCGCTTCCCGCCAGGCGATGAGCGCCCCGCGCCGAGGTACGTCCCGCTGCCCCAGCGTCGCCACCCGGTAGCCCCAATGCCGCAAGTCCTCTGGGTACAGCGCACACCGGTGCGCCTGGTGGGGATTCCCATCCACCGCCTCTTGCGGGTATTCCCCCCACGGACACCCCACCACCACCAGGTCGGCCAGCGCCTCCAACTTGTTAAGTGTGGGCCTCACCTCCGCGCGTTCCACGTGCTCTGGACCGTGCCACCAGAACACCACGTCGTAATACTCCCCCAGGGGCGGATTTCGCACGTCCCCCACGATCACCCGCTTGACGTCAGGATGATCCTGGTACAGCGCTGCGTACTCAGGCCACACCTCCAACAGCGTCAGCCGGTGCCCGGCCTGCGCCAACTCGGGACCGCACTCGAATCGCTGGGGCGCTGCCCCCACGTACAACACGTCCCCCGGGCGTTCCCACAGACGCGGCACGTATCGCCTCAGCAACTCCAACCGTTCCTCAATCACGCGAACTCTCCGCTGCCACTGTAAATGATGTCCTCAATCGTCGTCACCGTCAGCCGGAACCCCACGAACGACGGCAGTGCGGTCCGGGCCTGCCCCTTCTGCCATAGATACATCGTTTCCGACGATGCGCTCGCCCAACAGTTCGTGATGCCCGCCGTCCCGTTGAGCGTGGGGTATTTGTTGATCTGATCCAGCACCGCCTGCCGCGCCGTTGTAATCGCGCTGTACGAATCGCCGGTGAACCGCTCCCACACCTCCACGTAATGCGTCCACCAGTACCGTACCTGGCTCCAGTCCCCCGACCGCTCCGACCTCATCGGCCCGGGCAGAATCACCGCATACGGAGACGACCCCCGCCCGATCACCTTCAGGTCCCCCAGCACCACGTCCGCCGTCGCGAACGTCCCGCTCAGCGCCTGCAGGATCGTCTGGATCGCCGCTTGAATCGTCGCATCACCGGCCATTACATTAGCCCGTATCCCAGTCCACGATTTCATTCCCCATCATCTTACGCTGGAAGATGGGCACGATCTCGTCCCCGCCGTCGTCCTCCGTCCGGCACTGCAGCCCGTACGCCAGCGCCCGGCTGCGTGTCGCCCCCAGCGCCGCGAACCCCGCCGCGTGCTTCCCGATGAATTCCGCCGCCTCCTGCTCGATCACCCGGAACGGCGACCCCGCCCGCATCTCCTCGGAGCCCGGCGCGTACGGGCCGGCCCCGTTGGCCGCGTGACACAACTCCACCGCCTGCGCCACCACGAACTCATCCAGCGCCAGTTTCGCATCCGCCTGACTCACCGGCACCTTGAACCCGGCCTCGGCCAGCAACACGTTGAGAATCCCGCTCACGCGATCCACAAACTTCTCCACCTGCGCCAGCGTCGGCCGGGTACTGGTCGAATAGATCACACCCGTCGCCGTCGCATACAGCGGCGTCAGCGCCCCCACCTCGTCGGTCGAGCCGTAAGAGTTGGCCCCGATTGCCACCCTACCTCCACACGAACACGTACACCGTCACCGCCGTCGTCAGCGCATTACACCCCGCGACGTCCACCTTGACGCGCCCATTTGCCAGCGGATGCTGGTATTCACCCGAGATCGCCGCCCCGGCTGTGTCGGTAGATTGCACCTTCGGATAGACCCACAAGTCGGCAACCGCGTTATCCTTGCCATACAAGACCACCTCAGGCCGGTTATCGTCGCTCTCGACCACCACGTCAATGTCCGAGGTATTGGGCGCGTCCGCGCTCCAGTCCACGTAAACTGCCCGCACCTCCCCGTTGACCGCCCGCGCGCCATAGCCGGTGCCGGTCGCTGAAGCATTCTCACCGGTCGTCGTGACCGTGATCTTTTGAACCTCAACCATTGCCCACCTTCTTCCGTCGCGGCTTCGGCGTCACCACAGGCAATTCCGGTTGCGCAACAGCATCGTGATCATCCGCCGCGACGCGTGAGCTCACACCGTTTTCGCCGCTTTTTGCGCCAGAATCTTGCATCTTAGTGATCTCCAGAATCCCCACGTCCGCCGCGTGCTGCAACTCCTTGGTCACCACAGGCAACTCCCGCGCCTGGTGTTTCACAAACTCCAGCCCCGCGATCGTCGCCGCAGACCACCGGTATGTTGGATGAATCCGCACCAGATACATCTCCCACCTCCCACCTGTCTAGCTGTTGTCGTACAAACTAATGCAGATCCAGGCACTGCCATTCCACAAAAGTGTGGCGGTATCGTGACTGCCCAACGCCAAGTCGGCCTTGCACTCAACGGTTCCACCCGTTCCATCCACGTTGATGACGAAGACTGCATTCGCATTCTCGATGATCAGCATATCTCCAACCCGCGTCCCGGCCACGATCGGTATTGATGTATTGGTCATGGTGACTGTATCCGCCGAGGTGACCTGCATATAGGTCGCCGTTGCAGTGATGCTTTCCCCATCCGCGATTGCCACCGTGCCAGCCGATAGACTCAGCCAACTGCCCACATCCACCAGGCCACCGATAAACCCGGTTGTCGCAGTAATTGTGCCGCTGGCGTCCACATCGGCGAACGAGCTGGTACCACTGGAGGTGACGTCGCCGGTCACGTTGCCGGTCAACGCGCCGATGAAAGTCGTAGCGGTGATCGTCCCGCTCGCGTCCACATCGGCGAACGAGCTGGTACCACTGGAGGTGACGTCGCCGGTCACGTTGCCGGTCAACGCGCCGATGAAAGTCGTAGCGGTGATCGTCCCGCTGGCGTCCACATCGGCGAACGAGCTGGTACCACTGGAGGTGACGTCGCCGGTCACGTTGCCGGTCAACGCGCCGATGAAAGTCGTAGCGGTGATCGTCCCGCTGGCATCCACGTCGGCGAAACTACTCGTACCACTGGAGGTAACGTCACCGGTCAGGTTGCCGGTCACGTTGCCGGTCAATGCGCCGATGAAAGTCGTAGCGGTGATCGTCCCGCTGGAAGTCACGTCAGCAACCGTAGTGGCCCCACTTACCCCCAACGTACCGACTACGACTGTATTACCGGAGCTATCTACAGTGAATTTGTCAGTTCCACCAGAGTTCTCCACCACAAATACCTGCGTAGTTGGCGTAGTGTACGCTTGCACCGTCAACTGGATCTCGTCCGCCGATCCATCTATCAACACGTAGCCGGTATCCGTGATGTCCCCGGTCACTGCTAGGTTGCCGGTCACTCCCACGTCACCCGCAACCGTCACGTCCCCCGTAAAGTTCTGTGCTCCGCTCGACGTAATCGTACCATCGTACGCCAGCCGCCACCGTACCGTCCCGCTGTTTCTGAATTCTACAATGTCGCCGGTGCTCGTCTGATCCACGATGAGCTGATCCGTATTCGCCCCCTCAAAGTTCGCCCCGCTCCCTGACAGGCTCATCTCCTGGTACGGCTCCCCTGGCTGCACATACGACTGCACCCCACTCATCAGCCCCACTATCACCAGCAGGACGATACTGATCCCCACGATTGTCCTGAAAGTTGTCTCCTTCATTTCCCGTACTCCTTCTTCTTCACAATCCTGAATCCCAGCGCGTCCGCATCGCTCTCACGGAACGCCGTCAGCGCCAGCCGCGCCCGCGCCAGCGATAACGCCACCCGCGTACTCCACCCCGCCCGCAGTCCCCGGATAATCCACTGTGCCAGCAGGTCAGTCCCCACCACCTTCCGGCCCAGCGCCTTGTTCTTCCCCGCTCCAGCGATGACAGCCTCCGCTCCAACCCGGTACAGCGCATCCACCATTGGATCATTGTCCGCCCCGTAACAATTCGCCACGATGGCCACGCATCCGTCGAGGCGAGCGCTCAAGATATTCACGGACAACAGCGCCACCGGCTGCCCCGCCTGGCCATCCCCGTACCAGCCTACCATTCCCCGCTTCCCGTGTAGCCGAAAGTACAGTACATCGTACCCCTCCAGCCACTCTGGACGAAAGTCAATCGCCGCCAGCGGCGGGGAGGTCAGCGGTTGCACGCCCGTCGCGCGTGCAACCGCCACACGCGCTTCCTCCGTACAGTACGCAAACACGCGCAAGGGACACCTCCCGGTACTACGTGTTGCCCATGCAGGCCAGTCGCCAGTCCCCGTAGGTGACCACGTATCGGGCCATCCACTTATAGTACCGGATGCCCATCCCCTGCGTGTGATCGTCCCAGAACACCAGCTGTGGCCCTTCCCGGACCTGCAGCATCAGCGGTTTCTCTGGCAGCGTCGTGCACACTACCGCCCAGAATGTGCTATCCACCCATCCCCCGGGCGCCGTCAGCCGCTGCACCTTCCCCGCATACGGGTTCATCTCACGGTTGGTGGTATCGTAGGTTTCTTTGTTGTCCGTGATCTGCGCCGCCATCCGCTCCAGGTTGATCGAGTGGATGATCAGATCGTGCACGATCCCCGTCGCGATCCCCCGGTCGTCCCGGAATTGGCTTGCCGCAACCCGCACCGTCTCGAAGTTATCGAGCGTCATCACCACGCCGTACTTGTTGTCCTGCACGGTCTGATACTCGGCCCCCTTGTCGTAGTGCGAGTCGTTGAAGAAACTCAAGGAGTCGTAGCAGGCCCCGTACGTGGTGGTCGCATCGCCGCCGTTCAGCGCCGCGAAACACAGATAGTCCATGTGCTGCTCGAACCGCACGCCCGCGCTGCGCGCCCACTCCTCCAGCCCGCCGACCCGGTTGTCGTTGATCGCGTTGTGCCAGATGCCGATGGGAATGTCCCAGTCCTGGTTGTAGACCACCAACCCGCGCTCGTTTCCGCCCAGCACCGTGATCGGCCCGCCCTCGTGCAACCCCGATACCTGCGGATGCCCCGTCCGGCTATCCGTCCCACCTGGCCCGGCCTGCCCCCCTACCTGCGCCGGCCACGGGATCGCCCCCAGGTCTCCATAGATCTCAAAGGCGCCTTCGCTCTTGGTCGGCTGCACCCACCCGCTCCTCAGCGGCTTGTACTCCTTCTTCCCCGCCAGAAATCCCTTGCGCATCCCATACTCCAGATGCGCCAACACATCAGTTCGTGTGATCATCTACAGACCTCCTGATTCCGATCCGTTAATCCTGCCCATCCGTGTTATGTGGGCGTATTCGTCCGCATCGCCGCGTGGCTGATGTCCACCCACACGTAGGTGCTGTCCACGTCCACGATGGTACCGACCCACCAATTGTTGGTATCCGTCGTGGTAATCGTGTCATCATCGCTGGCATACGCTGGAGCGCCGATGTCGGTGATCGCCAGCGATCCCACCGCGAACCCCCAGATGCCGTTGGTGTACACCGTGCACTTCTTGGCCCCATCCGCCGTGTCCGCGGCCTTGACCTCCACCTTCTCCGCGGCGATGCCGCCGAAGATGTCCGCCGATGCCGATGCCGTGCTGCCGCTGGAGGGCGCCGCCCGAAAGTACCCATCGGTGTCCGATTGATCACAGACGACGACACTGCCCTTGTAGACGGTGTGCTCCGTGCTCCCCCCGCCAAAGTTCGTGTACCCGGCCAGCTTCAGCGGCAGGGTTGTCAGCCCTCCCGCCGGCAGCTTGACCGGCCTGCTCTTGCTCGCTGAAAGGACGGTCATCTTACTTGCCTCCCCCCTGCCACTTCGTCAGGTCGTACTCGCTCAGCTCACCCAGGTTGAGCACCGGGTCGCGCAGATCCAGCAGCTTCATCTCCCCCGCGTCGAGCGCATCCGCGTATTCCTTCGGCAGCGCCTTCTTGCCGCCCTGCCCGTCCCGGCTCGAGCCGTGCTCCCCGAAATCCACCACCTTCGCCTTCAGGATCGCCATCGCCGCCTGGATCTCCTGGTCGCCTGGGAGCGCCTCCAGGAACGCCACGATCTCTTCTGGCTTCGTGCCCAGGCCATGCTCGCCGCTCGTGACCTGCGCCGCGAACTCGACCAGCGTCGTCCGCCGCTCGTAGCGCGCCTTCATCTCGGCCTCGACCTCGGCCTTGACCTTCTCGCGCATCTCCACCATCTGCGTCTGTTGCGCGGCCAGTTCGGCCTCGTACTCCTTGCGGATCTTCTCCCGCAGTTCTGCCAACTCCTTCTCGTTCATTCGATCTTCCTCCTCTAGTTTGACGATCAGCGGCGCTACTGCATCCGCAATCGCCTGCAATTCAAGCACACTCGGATAATATTCCTGCCCCTCGGCAGGCCACTTGCCTTCACCTTGCTTGTGTAGCCACGCGCAGAGTGCCTGTGTGTCTGTGATCCCCGGCTTCCCCGCCAGCACCTGCACACACTTCGTAAATGACCCGGCCCACTTACCCCACGCCCCAATCACGTTTTGGATGTTCCCCTGCAACTCTGCCCAGTCCCCTACCTCCTCGCCCCCTTCCCGATGCTTGAAATACTGAATCTGCCTCTCCCGCTTCGCTGCCGCCTCCCGCGCCGCCTCCTCGTTCGCGTGCTCCTTCCCCGCCCCAAACGGGAAGCGCCCCAGCACCTTCGACCCATCAGCCGAGTACAAGATGATCTCGTCTCCTTCCTTGCGGATCACCAACTCAGCGTCGTCCTTCTCCTCCAGCGCATACACCCCAGTCTCGCCCAACTCCACCGGCTGCAGCCCCTTCACCGCCGGGAAGTTGACCAGGCTAACGCTCTTGATCACCTTCTTGGCCAGGTCAATCGTCGCGCTCAGATAGCGGTACACCTTGTCCCCGACCAGCTTCCGCCCCACGTCGTTCCAATCCACGCTGGCCAGCAGCCGGTCCCCATCCCGCCACACCTTGCGCACCCAGCCCGCCGCCTCCGCCCGCTCGTGGTTGACGTCAATCGGCACCTCCTGCTCGGCCAGACCCGCCTCGAAACTCGCTACGAACGTGTCCAGGTCCTCATCAACAACCGTCACCTCTTTGCCGTGGCGATCCACGAAATCCCCCGTCCGCAGTACCTCCACCGGCGTCCCGGCCTCGTTCGCCTCTGCAAACAAAAAGTCAGTCAGTATCCTACTCACCCACCCACCTCCTCCGCCAATTCGGCCACGATCCCGGCCCCCGCCTGCGCCAGGAGACCATTGATCGCCTCCTGATTGTCCGCCACCACCTGCGCCGTCGTGCGCCACCGGCCTCGATGCGCCGGCGTCTGCTTTTGTGGATCCATCACATACGGCCCGTACGGCGTCGCATTGTCCACCCGCCCCACCACGAACGCGCCGCTGTTCCCTGGCGCCATCTCCACCACCCGCTGCCCGCTGACCCACAGCCGCCCCAGCGTCCCTGTGCGCCTGTACCACGAATCCGCTGGCGCCGCCGGGTAGTCCGCTGCATCTCCCTGGAGCACCATCAGCGCCTGCTCGATTGCCAGCTCGACCTGCCCGGCCGCGATCTCTGGAAAGTCCTCCAGCCTCGCCATAAACTCGACCAGCTCGGCCTGGAACTGCTCTAACCCCTCTCCCTCAATCATCGTCCAAGCGCTCCTCAATCCACTGGCGGGTTTCGGGCCCTAGACACATCTTGTGCTTATTAACCTGGTACCAGACAGCAGTGTATGGTGTTCCCTGTGCTCGCCCAGCCCCGCGCCAGTCAGCGAGCATCTCGCGCCGAGCCACATCGCTCATTTCCAAAATCTTGACACGACCTTCGTCTTCTGGCAGAACCCACCACTGCCAATGATGACGATTTCGCTTTTGATGTAGCAACCAGGCAAAGTCAAATGCCTGATCGCCCGTATTAGTAGGCTTGTAATATCCTGTATCGTCACGCCGTTGAATTGCTGTACCATCTCGATTGTAGAAATATCGCGCGTAAGGAACGAACTCATCTAGCCTGAATTTGCTCAGGTCGTGAATGATCCCGCGCCAGGGAATATTGAGCCTACAGCACTCAATAGCAACGAACCACTTGTGCCGCACAATGTAGCTCAGATACGCCACATATCTACCCACCACGTACCTCACTCAGCGTCTTACCCAGGTAATCGCCCTCGCTGACGATCACCCCCTGCAGGTCCCGGCATCCGTTCACCCGCCCCCACGGAGCCTCCACCGGCCGCTGGCATACTACGTCATCGCGCACTGTCGCCCACACCACCACCCACACCCCGTTCGGCAACAGCACCGGCCGCGTGTAACACCGGCAGCCAGGATGCGCCGGCGCCTTGAACACCGTCCCCGGTAGCCCCACCCGCTGCCGCACCAGGTCGTTCGCCTCGTCGTATGCCCTGGTCACCTCCGTCGCGGCGATCAGCTCCGCCCGCCCCTTCCCGAACACGGGCGCCAAGACCTTCGTCAGATCAGGCAGCGCCCCCCCTGTCTCCACCCACGTGGCCACTACTTCCTTGACCGCCGTCTGCGTCGTGTCCGTAATCCCCGTAATCAGCTTGCCCACATACTGGCGCGCCCACTTCGCCGCATCCGCATTCACCAGCGCCCAATCCGCCCCCCCGGCGAACGCCTCGATTGCTTCCTGGATCACCGTCCCCGACAACCCCGTCACGTGCTTAAGCACCTGCTGGAGGAGGACCTTCTTCAGCGCTTCCCGCTCAGCCGCCCAGAACGCCGCATCGCTCACGGCCTGCCCTGCCTGCGCCGCCTCAATCACCCGCTGCTGTTGCTCTGCCAGGAATCCCCGCACCTTCCCTGCAATCTCCCCCTCGATGGCCGCCCTCTCCGCGTCGTGCCCGGCCTCCGCAGCAAACTCGACCATCTCCTCCGCTCCCTCGTCCCCCTGCTCCCCTGCTCCCTCGTCCCCCTGCTCCCCTGCTCCCCCGCCCCCTTGCTCCTCCGCCCCCCCGCCCCCCCGCTCCCCCGCCA